GAATTGGGGGTTTTGGCATTCCAAATGTAGGAGGTGTGCTTCCAGCTGCGTTTGTAGAAGGTATTGTTGCTGCAACTGAGGCTGGGGTAGCTGTTGTTGAGACTGGCGCAGATACGCTAGGTGCTGTTGGGATGCTTGAAGGTAAGTTTGCTGGTGCCAATCCGCCATTGTTTGCTCCATTTAATTTCTCTTGAGTTCTACCGTAAGCAGAGATACCCAGAATAGCACCCATAGCGATATGAAATAAACCTGCACCTTGTAGCGTTAATGGATTCCACTGCGTAATTGGTTGATGTTGAATTGCTTGTAGCAAAGACCAAAGAATTGGGAATACTGCCATATCTAATAAACAGATAAACATATACATCCAACCCATCATTGGACGCCACTTAGAATTCATCCAATCTTCTTTTTCTTTTTCTGACTTTGACTTTGACATATTAAAACTTTAATAAATTAGGTAATCTAGTAACAAGAGCAGATCCTGCTGCTCCTATCGCGAAATTCTGTAAATTAGTTGCAAATGTATTTACAGGACTATATCCATTTGATGTTACATCAGCGTATGGACTAACTGGAAAATCTGTTTGGTGTTGAACATATCCATTTGAAGTAATCCCATTATATGGATTGACGGCAAACGTGGTTTGATGACCATCTGGTGTTGCAACGGAAGTTCCGTTTACGCTTGGGAATGATATCCAATTTTTATAGGCAAAATTAACAGACAATTTCATTACATCTTTAGCAGCATAATCTAATTGAACTGCTCCGATGCTTTTCGGAAATGCTTCGTATAACATTACAGTATATGTGTTATTATCGTTTATATCTTGCACATAAATTGTTATTGGCGTAACATAGTTATCATAATATTCAAAAGTTCTTGTGTTTCTATCCATAATAGAATCATGCCATGTATCAAAAAGATCTTTTATTACCATGTCTTTATCAACATAAAAAGACATGTTAATATCTTCAAACAATTTTTCATATGGAGCTTTTCTAACTTCTCCAAATGATCTAGTATCAGTTGTATTAATGTTCAGTCCAGGTAACTGGACTTGATCGCAAAATAACAATGCAGTTCTTAATGAATTAAGATCAAACCCTTGAAGACTGTTTGGTAGCGCAAACTCAACAGCAAATCTGTTTGTTCTTGCCATTCCATTTTGTTTTACTTGAGCAATAAAATCGTTTAAATTTGCCATTATGCTTTTCTTATAATTCTTCTGGAATCTGCCCAGACTTGTTGTTTAGATGCTCCGACAAATCTTTCAACTGGAAGCAACATAGCAGTCGCCCAATCTTCAGAATATATTTGTCTGAACTGACTTCTAACATGACCAGATAGATAATGTTTTACGCAAGGTTTTGCCGCAGCAAATCTTGAAACACCATCAATTAATGCCCAACTATATTTAATCTTTGTAGTTTCATCCCAGCGAGCATTATTTTTAAAAACCAATAAATTATCCAATAATTTGATACGTAAATCATATGGTAAATAATGCATATTTAAACCAAGAAACCCACCTTGAACTTTTCTAAATGGAAATACCAAAGGAAATCTATCATAATATGGTAGTTCTTCTTTTAATTTTGGGTCATAAATATACATATACAAGCTGCCAGGAACAATATTAGTTTTAAGATCAGTAGGTTCTCCCTTTAAAACTTTTTGTGGTGTTATTCCCTGCTGAGCCATTGCAGCAACTTGTTTTTCAAACCAGCTTCTAGATCTCTTTACAGCAGTAAGGAGATCATATTTATTTTGGTCGAATACGTCTTGGATTGGTTTCTTAGATGCCATATATGTTATTTAGGTTATCAGAGCCCAAGTTCTTTCTCTGTTATAATCTTAAATTCCCATCCGCGATCTTTACAATATTCGGTTGCAGCAGCCCATTTAGCTTGATTTTTGATATATATCATCGATTCTGTGATATATTTCTTTGTTTGTCTTCCAGGATATTCTGGTGGAATACAATATTTTGCAGGTTTAACCTCAACCAAATAGCGTTTTATTGTTCCACCTCGTTGAGCTACTTGAATGTTAAAATCAACGAAATAACGATGAATTTTATTATCTGTTGGACACAGATATGGGATAATAGTTTCCTCTGAACTCCATTTTAATATACTTGGGTTTTGATCGCACCAGTTGGCAAATCTAGTTTCCCAACTAGATCTCATTATGATATTTGTTGGATTGCCAGCGTATTTTTCTGGATGAAAAGGTTTATATAATCTTTTATGGAACATAAATAAGGTAATAGGAACAGTAATTAACACTATTTAGAGAAAATATGGCAGAAACAACTACTACGCCTGCACCAGCTGCTAATGCAGCTGCTCCAGCAACTCCAAACCCACCACCAAGTACGTATACACCACGAGGTGATGCAACGGTATTTGAGGGTGGTAAATATGATATTGGTAATTGGTCATATCCAGCAGACTTAATGGCACCTGATGGTCGATATGGTGGGAATTATGTTATTTTTTATATAAATGTTTCCCAAGATGGTAAATTGTACGCCAATGATCCAAGTGTTGCTGTTGAGAATCTAACACCAAGAGATCAAGGTGATTTAGTCGGTCAAAATATTGGTAATAACTTGACTTCAGCCAATGCAACTGCTGGAGCTGTAGAAGGTGCTGTTGGTGGTGGTTTATTAACAGGTGATGTTAAGGGCGCAGCAAAGGGAGCTGCAGCTGGAGCTGTAACTGGAGCTGCAGTTGGAAAAATTTTAAGTAGCGACTCTATTAAAACCACAAGAGCAAATAAGCGTTTAAAAACTGCGATTGCCTTACATATACCAAATGATTTATCTATAACATATGGTGTTCAGTGGTCTGAGGAAGACACTGCTACTTTGGCCATGGCTGCTGCAGGTGGAGGAGAGATAGCAAAAGCATTAAACCCAAAAAGCAAAAGTTCAGACGCAACTGGAGTTGGTGCTGCTATTTTAGCAAACCTTGCTTTATCTAAAGGTCCAAATGCTGGTGCCAATTCTGCTGCGTTGGGTCTTGCTGCGAATCCAAAGAAAGAGCAGGTTTTTAAGGGTGTTGATTTTAGAACATTTAGTTTCAATTATAAATTTTTCCCTACAAATTCAACAGAAGCAAACCACGTGTTGAATATTATTCAACAATTTAAATATCATATGCATCCTGAATTTAAAGATGCCAATAATTTCTTGTACATTTATCCTTCTGAATTTGATATTTTTTATTATAATGGTGGGCAAGAAAATTTAAATTTACATCGCCACACTTCTGCTGTTTTAACTAATATGCATGTAAATTATACTCCAAATGGAATGTTCACAACATTCCCTGATGGCATGCCGACTCAAATTGATATTCAACTACAGTTCCGTGAATTGGCTCTATTGACCAAAGATAAAGTTAAGGATGGTCTATAATGTATTTTGAAAATTTTCCAAAAATGCTTTATGATTACCAAATAGGTAACAGTACTGAAGCATTTATAATGACTGATATTACTAGAAATATCAAGTTTAGAAAAGATATTCTTTCTAATATTACAGTATACGATTATTATGATATTGTTGATGGTGAGACGCCTGAAGTAATATCAGATAAAATTTATGGTACGTCAGAATATCATTGGATTATAATGCTTGCCAATGATATGTATGATTACAGAGCAGATTTTCCAATGAATTATCTTGCGCTTGAACAATATATTTCTGATAAGTATGGAGCAAATGCTGATGTCATTCATCACTGGGTAGATTCAACTGGTCAATATATTGTTGATCAAACTATATCAGGAGCAACATCGGTTTCTAATAGAGAATATGAAGAAGCGTTAAATGAAACAAAACGTAGAATTAAAATTGTTTCTCCTGAGCTAATTGGTGTAGTTCTTAAAAATTATAAAGATCAATTGTAATGCAAGATTCTGATTCAGTTCTTCGCCAAGCTGGCGATGTAAATATTGAGAAGGTATTAATTACCACTAGATCAGGTGTGTCTCAAGAAGTAACCCCTCAAGTTATTGCTATCTCATATTATGAAGATTTGTTTTCGCCATTTATAACAGGGTCATTAATATTAAAAGAATCTTTTGATTTGATTAATCTTTTTCCATTTGCTGGTGAAGAAACATTAGAACTTCAAATATCAACGCCATCTTTAAAGGTTGGTAATATTTCTGGAAAGTTTTATATTTACAAATTGACAGATAGAGAATTGGTTGGAGATCGAAATGTAGTTTACCAATTACATTTTATCTCAATGGAAGCTGTTGTTGATTTAAATAAAAAAGTAAGTAAAGTATTTACTGGTGCACCATCGGATATTGTTAAGTATTTGGCCACTGATACTTTTAATGGTCTAGAAACTAATAAACGAGTTCAGGTTGAGCAGACTGCAAAAGATATTAAATTTATTTCTAACTTTTGGTCTCCAGCAAAAGCAATACATTATGCTACTAATATGGCAGTAAATAAAAATGGATCTCCAAGTTATGTTTTCTTTGAGAATAGAGATGGTTTTTATTTTGCCAGTTTAGATACTCTTTATAATAATGATATATATGCTGAATTTACATATGACAAATATACTAGAGATTCAACACCAATGGGTAGTGATGCTAAAAATCCACAAGAAGATTATAAAAGAATCGATCACATAAGCATTCCTACTGGGTTTGATTACATGGATAGACTTAGAAGTGGATTATTTGCTTCTAAAATTGTTTCTTTTGATTTAACAAAGAAACAATATAACGTCAAGAATTTTACAATGTTTGATAATTTTGATAAACAAAATCATCTTAACAAATATAACATTGCCAGCCAAAACTCTGTTTTTAAAATAAATTCTTTGCTTATAAATTATCCAAGAGATAATGCAAATTTTAGTGGTTTTGGTGATGCTACAAATTATAAGAATGAACAACAAAGATTGTCTTTATTGAAAGCCGCAGAAGCAAATAAAATAGAACTTGTTGTTCCAGGAAGATGTGATTATACAGTTGGTCAAAAAATGAAAATTACATTATATAAAGTAGATCCAACATCTAAAACTGATAATGGTGATGATACTATTGATAATATGTTTTCTGGTAATTATATTGCTTCAGCTATTAATCATTACATTACTCGTGATCGACACGAATGTAATATGGAACTAATAAAAGACACTCTATTAAAGAGTATTGATGGGACTAAAAAATAATGTTTTATACAGGAATAGTTGAGAATAGAGCTGATCCATTACAACTTGGTCGTTGCCAAGTTCGTATCGTAGGACTACACACTCACGATAAGACTCAGTTACCAACAAACGATTTACCATGGTCAACACCAGTACAACCAATTGGTTCTGCTGCTATGAATGGTATTGGATATACTCCTGTTGGTCCAGTTGAAGGAACAACAGTTATTGTAATGTTCCTTGACCACGATATGCAACAACCAGTTATACTTGGTACTGTTGGTGGTATTCCACAAACTCCTACTGCTATATCAAATGATGAAAGTGAGACTGCAGTAAACCCATCTGCTAAACTTTCCGATATCCAATTAACAACTATTGTTGGTCCAACTGATGGTAAACAATTAACATTCACTGATCCAACTGGAAGAACAGATTTGACTACTGGTCTTACAGCAAATATGTTTGTTGTTGGATATGGATTATCAAGTAATTGTACAATTGTTAGTGTTGATAGTGGCACTAAAATTACAATCAGCGAAGCAGTTACTGGGTATGGCGAAAACATTATTACATTCAAACCAGCGCCAACTAATTTGGATGCTGTTAATCAAAGTAAAGCGTCGAATGTATTAACAGATAGTTCTGGTAATCCAGTAATTTCTGGTAATGGACAACCTGTTACAACTACTCCTGCTGCATCATCAACTACTCCTGCAACTCCTGCTTCTACTCCTGTTAATGACTCAATACCAACTGTTCCTCCGCCAAAATCTACGACAAATCAATCAAAAGCATCTGCAGGTATTAAAGCACTTATTGCTGCTTGTGATGCTGTTGGTTTAACAACTAAAGAACAGAAATGCGCTTTACTTGGAATTGCTGGTGGTGAATCAACTTGGATTCCTCAATTAGAGGGATATAATTATTCAGTTTCTAGAATAAAACAAATTTTCTCTTTCTTGTCAGATGCCGATGCGCAACAATATTCTGATGCTCAGAAAAAAGGACTGACAAGAGAACAATTTTTCAGTGTTATCTATGGACCAACAAGACGTGGTAAAGGTTTCCTTGGTAATTTAACTGATGAAGATGGTGGTAAATATTATGGTCGTGGATTTATTCAACTTACTGGTCGTGGTAACTACAAACGATATAATGATCTAGCAAAGGCTGCTGGATTAAATATTGACATTTTAAATAATCCTGATTCTCTTAATGATGATTTAAATGTTTCAGCAATGGTCGCTGCTCTTTATATTAAAGATCGTGTACCAAAAGGCGTAAGTCCAACAGATAATCCTGGATATTTCTTTGCTGCTAAGAAGGCAGTTGGTGTTAATTCTCCAGATATTTCTGCTAAGAAACAATCTTACTATGAATACTTTTATGGTGGAGCTGTTACTGGTTCTGTGGAAAAATCAGCAGGTACTGATGCTCCTACTCCACCACCAGATAATGCCCCAGTAACTCCTGGTCCATCACAAGAAAGTATTAAACGTGGAACTGATAATACTGGCTTTAGAGATCCAAATAATAAGTATCCCCTTCCTGATTATGTAAATGAACCAGACACTAATCGTCTTGCTCGTGGTATTATTAAAGGCACTGTTGTTGAATTAAAAGATAGCACCAGAGATCAAGGAATTCTTCTGCCAATGGGTAGTGGAACTTGGAGTCAACCACTTTCTGCTTTTGGTGCTCAGTATCCATATAATAAAGTTATGGAAACAGAATCTGGTCACATTCAGGAATTTGATGATACTCCTGGCCAAGAACGCATTCATACTTACCATCGTGCTGGAACGTATGAAGAAATTGACCCAAATGGATCAAAAACTACATTCATTAATGGTGAAACATATACCATTATGCTTAGAAATAATTATGTTCACGTACAAGGCGACTGTAATTTAACTGTTGCTGGTAACGTAAACATATACGCACAGTCTGATGCGAATATTCAAGTAGAAGGCGACGCAACTTTACAAGTTGGTAATAATCTATCAGCTGGTGTTGCCAATGACTTTACTTTGGCTGTTGGTGGTGCAGTTCAAATTAAGGCAGGTGGAGATTTTACACTTGAGGCTGCGAATATTAATCAATTAGCTGATTCTGGAGTAAATATTAATTCTGGTGAAGATATGAATATCCTTGCTGGTGGAACATTATATGCAGACTATTCTACTGGTCAGTTTGGTAATGGTGCCAATGCTGTTGAATCAATTGATTTGCCAGCACCAACTGCTGGTGTGCCATTATATCCAGATGTTCCTGAGTTATCTCCACCAGATCGTGTTGTTGAAAATTATGCCGCAGCTGAAACCCCACAAGATTATGATACACCACAGGGAAGAGCATTCGCAAACAACCAAGCACAAACTAATGGTGTTCCAAATCCACCAAGTCCATCTGTAGATACTTCTGCGAACACACCTACGACTGGCGGTTCAAATAATANTGTTGCTGTTGATACATCAAAGATACAAAGTACTACTAATTTNACAAACGATTTTAGATTATCTCCGAATTTTNCTCTTGGGATGTTAATTTATGGTGGAATTCAAGGAAAACACAAATTAGTAGATCAAGAATTACAGGATGTTAAAGGTGGTCCATTGAGAGTTTATACTACTCAAGAAATCGTTTCGAACCTTGCTATTCTTTGCCAAAATGTTTTGGAGCCAGCATTATCTGTCCTTCCAGGTGGAATTGGTGGATATGGAAAACAATGGACAATTACATCTGGTTATCGTTTAAAGGGTGTTGTACCTCAAGAGTCTCCATTATCTGATCACTGTAAAGGACAAGCAGCAGATGTTGCATTACTTTTACCAGACAGATATAATGCAACTTATAATATGATTCAAAATATTGAAGCATTAGTTCCTTATAATCAAATTATATTAGAGTATAGATACAAAGATCAAGTTTGGATGCATTTGTCATATAAGCAAAAAGGTAATCTAAAATGGGCTTTTACAATGTCTAACGATAAAGTTTATCAAAGAAATTCTGCTGGTATTCCAAATGGGTTTGTTTTACTTACTGATGGTGCTGCTCCTCCGCAGAAGGTATAATATGCCTTGGGTTCCAGCTTCTACTGATCTTGGTTCCACTACAGAAATGGGAACATTTAATTATAGTATTCAATACTATGATGATCAAGCAGGAACAGTTGATCCAACTACAGGATTAACTGGTCCAGATACTTATACTTACAGAGCAGTTACTATTACTCCACAACAAGTAGATCCATCTACAGTTAATATAACAAATGGTCTTTCTGCATCAATTTCAGGATATTTTGGACCTTGTTTTAATGACACTCTTACAACAAGAGATCATCAGGGTAATATAACAACAATAAACACATTAACATCAGGAGAAAGTGTTTTTAACGCAGTAAATAAAAATACTTTACACGAAGTTATCGCTTATGTTCCAGATCCAACTAGAACTAGGACTTTTACTTTTACTGCTACTGCTTATGATCCATCAAACCCAAATGTTATAATTTCAACCCAAATTTATGTGGCCCAATGTAAAGATTTAAACTGGGATACAGGTAGAATTGCTTTAAAGGAGTTGGTTTCATATGCCAGCAGTAACTAGATTAGGTGATAATTCAACTGGCCATGGAGATTGGCCACCAACGCTAATGATTACGACCCCTGTACAAAAAACATTTTTTAATGGAATTTTAGCTGGAGTAGTTAATTCTCAGTGTGAGTGGGCAGCCCATTCAGATGCGCACACAACCCACCCTGCTAGTTCTCGTTATCCAACACA